CTAACTGCCGGTTAGGAGAACAATACTATCAGGAAGGTCGTAAGGCAGCAGCTTTATCTTATTTCTTAAGAACGGCCGAATACGGAACAGATCTAGACCGGGATTTAATTTATGAATCTTTAGTTAAAGTAGCCTTATGTCTTAAAGAAGTAGGAGGAAGACCTCATTCAACCAGAGGAGCAATCCTAAATGCAATAATACATGACCCGGAACGTCCGGAGGCATACTTTCATTTAAGTTATGACCACCAGGTAAAAGAAGAATGGCATGAATGCTATTTAGCAGCAATTCAAGGTTTATCACGACTAAATAACACTAGAGAAACCTTAACAGATGTAGACTATCCAGGTGAGTACGGACTAATATTTCAGAAAGGAGTAGCAGCCTGGTGGGTAGGTCATTGTGATGAATCCAGACATACATTCCAGATGCTATTAAGGGATTATCCTATGGAGCAGAAATTTATAGATGCCTGCTATCAGAACCTATCCAGACTATGGGGATTACAATACTTACCTCTACCCTATAAAAAAGAAGATCATTCTAAATTAAGGTATAAATTTAAGAACTCAGAAAAGATAAAAAAGAACTACTCTCAGGTATTCCAAGATATGTTTGTCTTAAGTATGTTAGACGGCAAAGAAAATGGAACTTATCTTGAGATAGGAGCAGCAGACCCGGTAAAAGATAGTAATACCTACTTACTTGAAAGTAAATTTAACTGGAAAGGAATCTCAATAGAGATTGAAGAAGAGGAAGTTAAGAAGTTTAATTCTTTACGTTCTAATAAATGCATCCAAGCAGACGGTACTAAAGTTAATTATGAGGAACTGCTTAAAGATCAGCCGGAAATAATAGACTATCTACAGCTAGACTGTGAACCAGCAGAAGTAACTTTTAATATACTACTAAACATACCTTTCAATAAACATAAATTTAGAGTAATAACTTTTGAACACGATCATTATTTAAATCACCCGGCCGATTATAGAGAATCTTCAAGAAGCTATCTAGAGTCTATGGGATATAAGAGAGTGGTGGGAGATATAGCTCCTGATTCAAATAGTACTTTTGAAGACTGGTGGGTACATCCTGACTTAGTAGATCCGGAAATATTAAAAATAATGGAAGATACTTTAGAAGGAACTAAAAAAGCCGACACTTATATGTTGCAGTAATAAGAAACTTTAATTATATTAAGAAATATGGAACCTAAAAAACTAACCGAAGAAGAGGTAAGCAGCCTAAAGAACCTTCAGGAAAGATCCGGGCAGATTGCCCAGCAGCTAGGAAGCTTTGAAATACAGCGTCTCAATCTAGAAGCCCAGCGTAAGGTGGCAGAAGAGACTTTCACTCAAATCCGTGACGCGGAGTTAGAACTCAGCCGTGTGTTATTTGAAAAGTACGGTAACGGAAGTCTAGATTTAGAAAAGGGAGAATTCATCCCAGTAGCTGAAGGTTAATCTTTTAAGATCCCTGCTATTTTAGGAGCTCATTAAATCGGGCTCCTTTTAGTGTTTTAGGAATATTTATTATATATGGCACTCTCGCTTTCAAAAACCGGTATAGAACAAAATCAGACTATTAATGCCTGGCACGTTACCCAATCTATCGATGCATTTGCAGGAACGGTAGCTTACGATATTACCTTATCAGGATCATTAGAACTAACTGGAAGTGTATCCTCTCTTAACGGCTTTACAGGAGACCTAACAGGAGATGTTACAGGAACAGCAACAAATGCAAATAATGCTAAAGTTGCTAATTTACCTGTTAACAATATAGATTACCGGTTGACTTTTGTAAGCCCGACAGGATTGCCAGACCCTTCCGGAACCGGTTACTCTCAACTGGTAGTTGATTCAGGATCAGATGGATCAGGGATATTTTATAATCCTTCCACCAATACTTTAAATGCAGGAATCTTTTCAGGTTCTAATGATGGATCCCAGGTTGATTTTGTAGGATCAGCTTCTTATGCTTTAAATGCTGGAGCTTTTGAAGAATATATTACCGGGTCTTATAACTACACTACAATATACCCACAAGGTACAATCTATTCAAAGTTTGAAGATACTTATGCATCTCAATCAGCAACTGATGAATACGATTTATTAAGTGCAACTACTAGATTTACCGGCGATAGAAATCTCCCAACCCCATATACCCAACAGGGTACTTTAACCGATGCTAAAATCGTTAAATTTGGTATTAAAGGACATTGTGCCGGAAATGCAGTCGGAGCATCAAATGCCCAGTTAGATTCCTATGTTAAGATAGGAGAAACAATTATAACCGGAACCCAGCAAGGACAGGCAGGAGCAATAACTTTAAATTCAATAGATGATGTACCTTTTGAAATAGAGTACGAAATTATCTTTTCAAACGATCAGATCTACGGCTGCGGTTTTATAGGATGGTGTAAAGGAGAAGATTATAAAAGATACACTTTATCAGATCTGTACAGCGGTATACCAAAGACAGCTATAAACGGAGATCTTAAATTTATCGTATCAGGATCTTCAGATATAAACATCACCGGTTCAGCAGCTTATGTTGAATTTATAAACTAATACGAAAGCCTTTGCTATTTATAACATATGGCAAATGCTACAATCTGGCCCGGATCTTCTTCATTCTTTCCCGGAGATACACCTTTCGGATTTTATGACTACGATTATCAGTTTCAAACTGATGCTGATAAGGTAGCGGATTTTTGTGCTAAAAGATTAGGGTATCCATTATCCGACGTTGAATTACAGCCTATACACCTTTATACAGCTTTTGAAGAGGCAGTAACAGCTTACGGTAACGAAGTCTATGCTTATAAAGTAAGACAGGATTACCTCGACGTCGAAGGATCAGCTACAGGATCTAATTTAAACAATACTTTAATTCAGCCTAATATGGCATCTATAATAAGGATGTCAGAACAGTACGGTGAAGAAGCCGGAGTTGGAGGAAATGTAACCTGGTATACTGGATCTTTAACAGTAAGTGAAAATGTGCAGGATTATGATATGGATGCGTGGGCGGCAGCTTCTGCATCTTTAGATACCGGAGATTCAATTGAAATTAAAAGAGTATTTTACCAAGCACCACCGGCCATCGTACGGTACTTTGATCCTTATGCAGGAACCGGAACAGGGATGATGAATCTCTTAGATACTTTCGGTTGGGGTAATTACTCACCGGCAATCAACTTCTTATTGATGCCTATGAATTATGATCTCCAGAAGATTCAGGCAATTGAATTTAACGACCAGATTAGAAAGTCTCAATATTCATTTGAATTAAGAAATAATCAATTAAGACTCTTCCCAATACCAACAATAGCTGGAGGAAAGTTATTTTTCGAATATATTAAGAAATCAGATAGACAAAATCCATCAGCAGATTCAGGAGTACCTTCACCGGTTACTAATGTATCAAACGTTCCTTACGGTAACCCGACTTATAAGTTGATTAATTCTATAGGACGTCAGTGGATTTTTGAATATACGCTTTCTCTTGCTAAGGAGATGCTTGGGTATATTAGAGGTAAATACGGTACAGTTCCAATCCCGGGTGCTGAAGTAACTCTAAACTCTGCAGATCTAATCACTGCAGCAACAGCAGAAAAAAATGCTTTGGTTGAAAGACTAAGAGCCTACCTGGAAGAAACTTCAAGAGAGAAACTTTTAGAAAGAAGAGCAGCAGAATCTGATTATAAACAAAAAGAGCTTTCACAAGCACCATATTACATTTATATTGGATAACATATAATGAGTAAATTAATCAACATATTATCTGAGTTAACATATAGCATGTACGACACTTACGCTTATGTAGAATTCTCAGACGAAACCAATATAACTGATATTGCCCAGATTATCCGTTCTTTACCTTATGTTACTGTTGTTAACAATAAGACAGACAAAGAGGATCCAGAACCTAGAGGAATCTTGGAAATAAAAGTTGTAACAACCAAGCCCGGACAAGAAACTTTTGATACAGTAAAAAAGCTAGCATTAGAAAAAATTCCTGAGCTTAAAAAATTTAAGTACAGTCTCAAGAGACTAGAAAAAATAGATGAACTATAAATGGCATTATTTGGAAGACAAAGAGATATTCACCTGTTTAATTCAATAAACAGAGAACTACTTGGGGATGTGATTACCCAGCAGGTAGGTTATTATAAAATAACTATCGGAGCTTCTAGAACTAATATGTACGGAGAAGCAGTTTCTAAATTTGTTCACGAACCTGTTCTATTAAATTCACTAGTAACTAGAGGAGATCAAACTTGGAACTCAGATGAATGGGGACCAGACGTGACTAGAACTTTAGATTTTGCATTCTTTAGACAAGATTTAGTTGATCTTGATTTAGTACCGCAGGTTGGAGATGCAATTTTCTATTATGAAAATTACTATGAGATTGATGGAATAGTTGAAAACCAATTATTTGTAGGAAAATCACCAGACTATAGCTACTCAGAGGGATTAAATCAATTTGGATCTTCTATATCTATAATCTGTAATACACACCTTATTCCTGCAGACAAAATAGGAATAACTAAAGAAAGAGGATAATGGCAGACAATATTAGAAAACCTATACCAAAAAACCAGAGAGATATTTCAATCTCAAAACAGGACCCTTTACTGGAAAACCCTAATAGTTCTGTTACACCTCTTCCCCGTTTTACTAATCCTAATAATCCAGCAACTGCTAAAGCGTATAGAGCCCAACAAATCACCTTAAAGGATGAACCAGATAAAACATATGGGATCGGAATACAGGATATAGACGAAGCAGTACACTACTACTTTAATAATATTATAAAACCTCAAGTTTATCAAAACGGAGTTCTAGAAAATATACCTGTAGTTTACGGTAATCCTGAAAGATGGAAATCTGTTCAAAAAGACGGTTACTATAGAGATAAGAATAGCAAAATCATGGCACCAGTTATTATGTTTAGACGTACTAGTATGGAAAATAATTTTGCGTTAACTAATAAAATTGATGCTAATTTCCCTCTAAATTACGCTGTGGTAGGTAAAGGTTACCAAAAAAATAACACCTATAGCCGTTTTGATCTTTTAAATAATAGGCAACCTGTAGATTCTTACGATGTAGTAGTTGTTCCTGATTATGTAACATTACAGTATGATTGTATAATCTGGACTTATTATATTGAGCAGATGAATAAGGTTATTGAAGGTATTAATTATGCTACTAATTCATATTGGGGAGATCCGGCAAGATATAAATTTCATGCCCGTATTGAAAGCTTTACAAATAACGAAACTTTGAATCAAGGAGAAGAAAGATTAATAAAAACAAACTTCAGCATTACCTTAAACGGGTATTTAGTACCAGAGACTATTAATAAGGATATTGTAGCTGCTCGTAAATCCTTCTCTAAAGGATCTATTATAACAACATCAGAGGTACAATCTACAGATAACTAAATATTTATAAACAATGGCAGTATACAAAATATTCCCGGAAAAAGATGCTACTATATACAGTGAATACCCTTCAATGAATACTGGTATTGATGAAATTTTAGAAGTTAATACTTTAACTGGTGGAGAGCTTGTAGGAGGAACACCTGAAGTTGCACGTACTTTAATTAAATTCCCAACCTCAGAAATAACTTCTGTTTTAGAAAATAAAGTAACCGGAACATTCAAAACCGACTTAAACCTTTATATTGCAAAAGTAACCGGGTTATCTCAAGAAACAACAGTAGAATGTTACCCCGTATCAGGAGCTTGGGAAAATGGAACAGGTAAGTATTTAGATAGCCCTCAAACAACTAACGGAGTATCCTGGACATGGACTAACAATTCAGGCTCTGATAGCTGGGATACTTCAAATTTTGGAACTTATGCAACAGCTTCCTATTCAGGATCAAATCAAGGAGGAGGAACCTGGTATACTGGTTCTAGTTTAGGTCTTTCAGTTATACAGTCTGCATCCTTTTCATATAGAAGTGATTTAGATTTAAATTTAAACGTCACAAATACTATACTCACTTGGTATTCTGGAGGATTATCTAATGATGGTTTTATAGTTAAACAAGCAGAGGCTCTTGAATTTCTAGAGAATAAAGCTTATAGAACGGAATTAAAATACTTTTCCGTAGATACTAATACAATCTATCCACCTTGTTTAGATTTTAAATGGGATGATTCTTCTTATTCAGTAGGATCTTTAACAACAGTTACTTCTCAAGATACTGTAATAACCCTCAAGAATAGACCAATAACTTATAATTCAGAATCAATTCAACGATTTAGACTAAACGTAAGACCGCAAAATCCAACAAGAACCTTCACTACTAGCTCAGTCTATACAACTAATTACGCACTACCTCAAAGTACATACTACGCTATTAAAGATTTAGACACAGATGAGTATGTTATAGATTTTGATACTAACTACACAAAAGTATCTTGTGATTCTAGCGGAAATTATTTTGACATCTACATGAATGGTTTACAACCAGAACGTTATTACACAGTACTGCTAAAGACAACCTTAGATGGAAGCACTACAGTATTTACTGAAAATTTAACCTTTAAAGTAGGTTTATAACCTAGACTTTTTGCAATTATAAGTCCTATTTATATTAGACAACTATTTAAACAAAAATAAAAATGGCAGAAACTTTATTATCACCTGGTATTTTAGCAAGAGAGAATGACCAGTCCTTCTTAACTGTACAGCCACCTACTGTTGGAGCGGCAATCGTCGGCCCTACCGCAAGAGGTTTAGTTAATATACCTACATTAGTAACATCATTTACTGAGTTTGAAAGTAAGTTTGGTAAACAAGCTACTTCTGGTTCAAATGAGTATACCTATTTTACTTCAATCACAGCGTATAACTACTTTCAAAACGGAGGAGAGAGTTTACTAGTAACAAGAGTTGCATCTGGATCATTCACTGCAGCTACTTCTAGTCTAATCCCAACTGGATCTGGAGGACCTATATCAGGTTTATCACCTTTCGTATTAAAGACTCCTTCTGAAGGTACAATCATGAACAGTACATCTACTGAAGGCAGTAACGGTATTCTACCATCAGGAAGTAAAGATAATGTAAGATGGGAAATCACAGGAGTAAATAGAGATTTAGGAACCTTTACTCTCTTAATTAGAAGAGGGGATGATAATAATAATAGCAAGGTTGTTGTAGAAAGTTGGCCTAATTTATCTCTTGACCCAACTCAACCAAACTACATCTCACGTGCAATTGGAGATCAAACTCAAACAGTTGTTGCCGACGGAGATGGAACAACTTATATTCAAGTTAGCGGTTCTTATCCTAATAAAAGCGAATACGTAGTTGTAGATTCAGTTAATTACACAACTCCAAATTACTTTGATAATAACGGCAACGCTAAAGCATCCCTTACAGGTTCTTTACCAGCAGCATCGTCTGGAAGTTTTGGTGGAGCAGTAGGAACACCATTCGAAGGTGCAGCAGCAGCTAATTTTTATCAAAATATTAACAGTACCAATACTCAAGGACTTGAAGCAGATAATTACACTACTGCATTAGCTTTGCTAGGTAATAAAGATGAGTATGCTTACAATACAATGGTAGTACCGGGATTGTATAACACAGCTTATGCAAGCACCTTAACTACTATGATTAACACAGCTCAGGAAAGACAGGATCATATTCTTGTTATAGACCCAGTAGCTTATGGAGCATCAGTAACTTCGGCAACATCAGAAGCGTCAAGTAGAAATACTTCATACGCTACAATGTACTGGCCTTGGATTCAAACACCAGATCCATATTCTGGAAATAATGTTTGGGTACCAGCTTCTACTTTAGTACCCGCAGTCTATGCTTATAATGACAGTACTTCTGAAACTTGGTTCGCACCTGCTGGATTTAACAGAGGAGCATTAGCAACTGCAGTTCAAGCAGAAAGAAAACTAACTCAAGGACAGAGAGATGATCTTTACACAGGTAAAATTAATCCAATTGCTTCTTTCCCAAATACAGGGTTAGTAGTATTTGGACAAAAAACTTTACAGACTAGAGCTTCTGCTTTAGATAGAGTAAACGTTAGGAGATTATTAATCACATTAAAAGCTTATATTTCTGATGTTTCTAGAAACTTATTATTTGAACAGAATACATTAGCAACTAGAAATCAATTCTTAAGCCAGGTTAATCCTTACTTAGAATCAGTACAACAGAGACAGGGACTTTACGCTTTCAAGGTAATAATGGATGATTCAAATAACACAGCAGATGTAATTGATAGAAATCAATTAGTAGGTCAGATTTACTTACAACCTACTAAGACTGCAGAATTTATCTACTTAGACTTCAACATTTTACCAACAGGAGCTACATTCCCAGGATAATTAATTTAAACGAAGATATTTATAATAGATTAAAAGAATAAAAACATGGCAGTATTAGATCCAAACGAAATATTTTTCACCGCCTTTGAACCCAAACAGAAAAATCGATTTATAATGTATGTGGATGGAATTCCTTCATACTTTATCAAAGGAGTAGGTTCGGTAGTGATAGAATCAGAAGATATAACTTTGAACCATATTAACGTTCAACGTAAAATTAAAGGTAGAAGTACTTGGTCAGATCTCGATATGACTTTATTTGATCCAATTACACCTTCCGGAGCACAAGCAGTAATGGAATGGGTTCGTCTAGGACACGAATCAGTAACAGGTAGAGACGGATATTCCGACTTCTATAAGAAAGACGTAACCATTGATGTTTTAGGACCTGTAGGGGATATTGTTTCTGAGTGGGTGCTTAAAGGTGCTTATGCTAAAACAGTTACTTTCTCTGACTTAAGTTGGGATGAAGGTGCTGCCCATCAAGAAATTACAGTAAGTCTAAGATTTGACTACGCTGTATTGAACTTCTAATCTAATTAACGGATCTATAAGAGCCCTCCTATTTATTAGAGAGGGCTTTTTTATTTATGAAACTCTTAGCTATATTAAAAGAAGTAATAATGACCCCGGCATTAACTGCCCAAGTCTACAAGCTTGAAGATGAAGGTTGGAGGCGTATAGGTCAAGGAGACTGGGGAATCGTCTTAGAAAAAGGAGAAGACGTTAAAAAAATAACCACAGACTCTTTAGAGATTGAGCATGCAGAAAAACTACTAGGACATACGTCTTCTCACATTATCCCTATCCTAGGTTTAGAAAAGGTCTCTGATAAGCTAGCAATCATAGATATGCCTAATGCAATGGAGATTGGAAACGATGAGAAAGACTTGATAAAAGATGCTAAACCAGCAGCTGAAGCTTATATTATAGACGGAGAAGAAGATGCTCTAAGTAATATACCAGACTCTTTGAAAGATTTAGTAGTAGACATAAGACAGGCATTTATTAAAGCCGGAATTGAGACTGATGAAATAGACTGGTCTCCATATAACGTAATGAAATACAAAGGAAATTACGTTTTAGTTGACGTATAAAGTATTTTTGTATATATTTATAATAGAACA